GAGATAGAATGACAATGTATTACACATAAGTAGATGGTACTGAACCAACAGTATCTACACAGGTAGGTGGAGTTAAATATACCTTTACTAATGACTCACTTACTAGATTAATAGAAGAGAAAGAAAATCTTAGAACAGAAATGTTACAGATTGAACGCAAGTTAAAGAGCGCTCAGTTTGATGTAAAAGAATTCTTTCAATCAAGATATGAACCTGACCAATCAGAAATTCTATGTGAAGTAGGAGATGTTAATGACCTACTTGTAAGCATAGGTAGTGAGCAACTAACTACATCATGGTCAGCAACAGTTACTATCACAGCCACAATTACAGGTATAGAAGCACCCAACAAAGAAGCAACAGAAGCAATTCTTCAAGATGCTTTTGAAATCAACCTAACAGTTGATGGTGATGTATGGGTAGACGACTTAACAGTTGAATCAGTATATCCTGAAGCCTAGTGTGATACACTAATCTTGAGTGCCCTGATTTCGGCTATCTCCTTTCTCAGGGCAACTCATAAATAAAGGGGAGCAATGGCACAGTTAGTAATAGAACGAGATAGATACGGCAGACCACTAGTAGTACCACCAACAGGTGGTAAGCCAGTAGCCTATACACGGGCAACTACAATTGCCAATTCATTAGATGATGCCTCAGCATTAGTAGCATGGAAAATGCGAATGGCAGCAATAGGTTTAACCACACGGCCAGACATATTGCTATCTATTAGTGCAGCACAAGAAGATAAAATGGCAGTTAACTCTTTGATTGAATCCGCTATGGAAGTAGCAGGTGCAAACAAAGCAGCGAACATAGGCACAGCCATACACGCACTAGCAGAACGATTAGATTTAGGACAAGACTTAGGTGTCGTACCACCACAGTGGATACCAGACATCAAGGCGTATGAAGAAGCAACTAAGATTCTCAACAATAAGTTCATTGAACAGTTCAGTGTGCTAGATAAATACAAGATTGCTGGTACACCAGACAGACTTGTTGAGTATAACGGTGAGTTATTTATTGCTGATATTAAGACAGGTCGAATAGACCATCCTAATAACATAGCAATACAGTTAGCAATCTATGCTAACGGCTTGCCGTACGATGGTGCTACGGCAACCCGTAGTACATGGGGAGATGTAAACAAAGATAAGGCAATCATTATCCATTTACCTGCAGGAACTGGCACATGTAAGTTAGTGTGGGTAGATATTAAAGAAGGCTATAAGGGTTTACAATTATCCATGAAAGCAAGAAAATGGAGAGACCAAAAAGGTCTTTCTTATTCATTCGAACAGGAGAACAAATAGTGTCTCACTCAGAAGCACCAATCAGTATCACAATCAAGACAGCATCAGGTAGTTTAGTAACAGTCCGTGCAAGCAGCGGAGAGGAACTAGACCAAGTGGTTGCAACAGGATTAGCAGCCATCACATCAGCCACAACAGAACTAGAACAAGCAATTCGTGGCACAGTACCAGCACCTATGACAGTAGGAACAATTGCATCAGCACTAGGCGCAAGCATTTCACCAATGGATAACTCAACTGCAACGCTTGGTGGACGCAACTGTCCACATGGAAAGATGACTGCCATTCAAGGCACTGGTAAAGATGGCTCAATGTATCGTGGTTACTTTTGTGGTGCACCCAAAGGTGCCTTTGATAAATGCAAGAATGTTTATCTAAAGACAACAGACGCAGCATGGAGCACCTTCGTAGCAGAACAGGTTAAGTGAAAACCCTTAGACGCTCAATCAGTAAAGCAGAAGTGGGGGGCGAACCATTGCCCCCTGCTTTCCAAGCATTTGAAAGAGCGGGAATCATACTACGCAGAGCAGAGGTAACAGTAATAGCAGGCACCCCAGGTGCAGGCAAGTCATCAATTGCATTAGCAATTGCTGCCAGAACTAAACTACCAACGCTTTACTTCAGCGCAGATACCAATGCACATACTATGGCTATGCGTTTGATAGCAATGGCTGGCAACATGAGCCAGCAATCAGCAGAACAACTACTAAAGAAAGACCCAGACAAAGCAAATGAAATACTATTACTAAACAATCATTTGTTTTGGTCATTTGAATCTACACCTACACTAAAAGATTTAGATGAAGAAGTATCTGCATTCGAAACAGTATGGGGCAGAAGCCCTACACTTATAGTTGTAGATAATCTTATGGACATAGCAATGGATGGACACGAAGAGTTCCAAGGTATGCGTGCTGCAATGAAAGAACTTAAGTATCTAGCCAGAGATACCAATGCTGCCGTGTTAGTACTACACCATACCAAAGAAGGATTTGAAGGTTATCCATGTCAATCACGTTCATCTATCCAAGGATTAGTTAATCAGATACCAGCAATGGTATTAACTATTGGTCAAATGAAACAAGGAGATGACAACTTTTTGTGTGTAGCCCCAGTTAAAAATCGTTATGGTAAGGCAGACCAGACAGGTAATAACTATGTTACATTGTCATTCAATCCAGAATCTATGCATCTAAATGATGTCATGATTAGATACACCGCACAACAGGAATTACCATGAGTAATCCAGCCAAGGCTAAGGGCAGTAGAGCCGAGGCAGATGTCGTAAAGTGGCTTAAAATCAATGGTTTTCCCTATGCTGACAGGCGAATAGCAGGTGCCCAACTAGACAAGGGAGACATCAGTGGTGTTAACGGAGTAACAATAGAAGTTAAAGACCACTATCGTTTAGATTTATCTACATGGATAAAAGAATTAGAAATAGAAATGAAGAATGACAAAGCATGGACAGGCACAGTACTACACAAACGCAGAGGCAAAGGAGATGTAGGAGAATGGTACGCAACAATGCCAGCAAAAGTATGGATAGAATTAATAAGAAAGATTATAAATGATAAATAATTTATTAATTTTACTAACATATTTTCAACAAGAAATGATAGGATTATTACTATGGATAAGCACAGTATTGTTGCCTATCTAAGTTATATAGGCGCCACCCTGCCATCAGAGGGGCATGGTTGGCGCAAAATGCGTTGTCCTTTTCATGGTGATAAGCATGCATCTTCAGCACTTAACTTTGAAGATGAAAGATTTAAATGTTTTGGTTGTGAAGTACAAGGTGATGTGTATGATTTAATTATATATAAACAAGGAGGTAATTACAGTGAGGCTATCAAATTCGCAGAGAGCATTTCTCTTGCAGGCAACAGAACAATACGCTCAGCACATTCACCTAGCGGAGGAATACCTTTCAAGCCGTCATCTCTCGGTAGACGAAGCGAGAAAGTTTCATCTGGGGATAGTGAAGGACGCTCTTCCAGGACACGAGAGTTACAAGAATAGGTTAGCAATCCCATACATCACACCATCAGGTGTGGTTGATATTAGATTTAGAACTCTTAATAACAATCCAGATGAACCCAAGTATATGGGTATACCTGGGGCTAAGACTACAATGTTCAATGCACAAACAGTATTAACTGCTGGCAATTATATATGTGTAACTGAGGGTGAGTTAGATACAATAATCTTAGAAGCCAAGACAACACACTCATCTATAGGTATACCTGGAGTTAACAATTGGAAACCTTATTATAGTAAGATATTAGATGACTTTGAAACAGTAATTGTTTTAGCAGATGGAGACAATGCTGGCTTAGAGTTTGGTAAGAAACTAAGTAGAGAACTACCTAACGTTAACCTAATGCAAATGCCAGAAGGACATGATGTTAATAGCATCATAGTTCAAGAAGGAAAGGAGTGGATAGATGAGCGAATTAGAAAATGTTTGGGAAAATGATAAACAGTTATGGGATTTCATAGGAGAAAATAAAAGATTAGTTGGCCTACAAATATCTGATGGACAAGGGTTAGATATACTTAATGCACTAAGAGATATATATGTAACTATAGGAGATGACCCAGATAGTGCTATGAAAATGCTTACACTATTAGCCACAGTTATATATGCAAGTAGCATAGGAGAAGGTCAACAGTTTACTGATGAAATACAAATAGCATCAGCAATGGAACAATTCGATTCTAGTATGAAGGAGATGTTAAGTGAAGAACCCAAGTGATGTAGATACAATTCTTAATGAATTGCGTAGTATCATGATGAAGAAACAGGAAGATTATGGTCCGTTAAATATTGCCCTCGCTCCTGGC